ACTTCAGAGGCTCTAGCGGTACTTCGCTAGATACCTTAATGAGTACAGGTCAGTCAATGACTGTGGCTTTCTTGGTGACTCAAGGTGCTACTGCTTACTACAACTCTGCTGTGCAAATTGATGGCACTACATCTGGTGTTACTACTAGGTGGCTTGGTGGTGCGCCTACTGCGGGTAATGCTAGTGGAATAGATAGTTACAGATTTCTTTTACTGAAAACTGGAAGTGCTACGTTCACTATCCTTGCCTCTGTGACGCAGTTCAAAGCCTAATGAACACCGCTTACGTTTACACGCTGACTGACCCTAGAAATGGGATGCCCTTTTACGTTGGTAAGGGTGTGGGTAGACGTTGCCATTTTCATGCTTGGGAAGCTAAGAATTCTGACAAGCCAACATATAAGCTGAACAAGATTCGTAAAATTCAAAGCCTTGGTTTAGACATTGTTGTGCATAAGGTTGAGGAAAATGTAAGCCATGAGCAAGCTAAAGAACTTGAATGTTTCTTAATTGCTGAAATGCGTGGGTTTGGTATTGACTTAACAAATGCAACTGATGGTGGCGATGGTACTGAAGGTTATAAACATACCGCAGAAACTATTGCCAAAACTAGACATGAGTGGACTGATGAACAAAAACAACGTATCAGTAATTCACTCAAAGGTAAAAGTAACCCATGTACTGAGCAACGCAGACAAGCTATTATTGCTGGAACAACTGGCGTAAAGAAATCAACAACAATCAATATGCGTAAGCCAAAGCGTAAAGAACAATGTCCACACTGCGGAATAATGGCAAGTGGCGGTAACTTGGCTAAGTGGCACATGAACAACTGCAAAAGCAAGGAATAACAATGCCTTTACAATCGACTAGTGGAGCAGCAAGCTATGACGCATTTGGTGGCGGGGTTGCTGCTGTACCTAAATATATAGAAGATTATTTCTCCACGTTTTTGTATTCTGGTACTAGTGCGTCTCAAACAATTACTAATGGTATTGATTTATCTACCAAAGGTGGTTTAGTTTGGATGAAAGACAGAAGTGCAACTAGGTCACACTGTTTGGCTGACACTGCCAATGGTGCTTATTACAACCTGTTTTCTGACTTGACTAATGGATTGTCTGGCCCTGATTTTCAAAGGCTTACATCTTTCAATTCAAATGGTTTTAGCATTGGTTCTTCTGGCTTGGTTAACAATAGCGGTGGTACATACACAAGCTGGTCTTGGGCAAAAGCACCAAAGTTCTTTGATGTTGTGACTTATACGGGAAATTCTGTAGCTGGTCGCCAAATTGCACACAGCCTTGGGAGTGTTCCCGGGTGCATGATTGTTAAGTCAACAAGTAGCACAGATGATTGGGCTGTATATCATCAAAGTTTAGGAAATACAAAACGTCTAGTGTTAAACAGCGATGTCGCTCAAATTACTAGTGATGTATGGAATAGCACTACACCAACAAGCACTGTATTTACAGTTAGCGACAACGCTAGAACAAACAGTAATGGCACAACTTACGTAGCCTATCTATTTGCCCACAACGCAGGAGGCTTTGGCCTAACTGGTACAGACAATGTGATTTCGTGTGGGTCTTATACGGGTAATGGTTCAACAACAGGCCCTGTAATTGACCTTGGATATGAGCCTCAATGGTTGCTAATAAAAAATGCAACTGGCCCAGACCCAGAACGGTGGCATATGTTTGACAATATGCGTGGTATGCCTGTTGGTGGTCAGCCTGTTTACCTGTACCCAAATGAGACAAGTGCTGAGGGCATAAGTGGTACTTTCTTTAGTATCAGTGCAACAGGATTTCAACTGAAAAGTGCCAGCAACGCAACCAATTCTTCTGGTCAAACATTCATCTACATAGCCATTCGCAGAGGCCCGATGAAAGTGCCTACGAGTGGGACTAGTGTGTTTGCGGTTAGTACGGCATCTGGAGAACCTGCTTATTCACCGCTGTTTACGGCTGGTTTTTCGGACATGACTTTGCACAGCCCAAGAGTATCTGAATCTGGCAATGGCCATTTAATTACGGATAGATTAAGAGGCAATGGGGTTATTCTTGAAACACCATACACCAATGCCGAAAATACAATTTCCACATATTTTAAATATGATTCAAATGATGGTGCATACATTCCAAATATTGGCTATTTTAATAATACTGGTGGTACGTCAAAACCTTATGCGTTACGTGCTTTCAAACGTGCCCCTAGCTTCTTTGATGAGGTTTGCTATACAGGGACGGGTAGTGCAAGAACTTTGACGCACAATTTAGGCGTAGTACCTGAGTTAATGATTGTGAAGCGTAGAGATGGCACAAGTTATGGAGATTGGCTTGTATATCACTCTGCTCTAGGAAATACTAAATATCTTCTTTTAAACACAACTGATGCTTCTGCAACAGCAAATAGTGGGGCATGGAATTATACTAATCCAACATCTACACAATTTACAGTAGGTGATTGGGAAAGTCTTACATCTACAGCTACTTATGTCGCCTACCTATTTGCCACTTGTGCGGGTGTTTCCAAAGTAGGCTCATACACAGGCAATGGAAGTAGTCAAAATATTGATTGTGGTTTTACAAGTGGTGCAAGATTTATTTTAATCAAGCGCACAGATAACTCTCAATTTGGTGATTGGAAAGTATTTGATTCTGCAAGAGGCATTGTTTCAGGTAACGACCCATATCTAAAATTGAATGAAACAGATGCTGAACAAGCATCCTATGACGGCATTGACCCTTACTCGGCTGGTTTTACAGTTAATCAAGACAATGCAAATTTAAATATTAGTAGTGCTACCTACATCTTCTTGGCTATCGCATAAACATTTCATTGGAACATCATGCAAATACGAACACAATCAGGACAAGTAATGTACGAAGCAGAATTTCGTGCATACACAAAAGCCAATGGTGGCCCATCATGGGAAACAACAACAACTGAAGTCTTAACCGCTTTGGGTGCTGATGTAGTCTTTGAAGGCCCACAAGCTACTGGTGGTACTGTTTACCAATACTCTCAAGCCTCTGGTGTTGAGCAGATTGATGGTAAGTGGTACACAAAGTATGTCCTTGGCCCTGTCTTTGTAGATACTACTGTTGAGGGTGTGACAACTACAGCCCTTGAGCATGAGACTGCTTACAAAGCCACTAAAGATGCTGAACAGGCTAAGAGTGTTCGTCAAAGCCGTGATGATAAACTAACAGAAACTGATTGGAGATTTCGTAGTGATATGACTCCATCACAAGAGTGGAAGGATTATTGCCAAGCATTAAGAGATGTGCCTACACAAGCTGGTTTCCCTTGGACAATCGTGTGGCCTACACAACCTACGGAGTAATAGATGACTAAAGCAAGAACACTAGGTAATTTTGTAAGCACAGGGAATCCCCTGTCTGATGGAACCATTGCAGCCAGTGAATTATCTGGGCTAGGCACTGATGTGGCTACAGCCTTAGCTGTTAATATTGGCTCTGCTGGTGCTGCTGTTGTTAATGGTGGTGCTCTAGGAACTCCTTCTAGTGGTACTTTAACTAGTGCTACTGGACTGCCCCTGTCTACTGGTGTAACAGGAACACTTCCTATTGCTAATGGTGGTACAGGCACAGCAAGCCCTGCACTTGTGCAAGGAACTAATATTACGATTACTGGTTCTTGGCCGAATCAGACAATTGCAGCAGCTAGTGGCTCAACCGCTGACCTACAAACATTCACATCCTCTGGCACATGGACTAAACCTGCTGGCGTGACATTTGTGCGTGTATGCGTTTGGGGTGGTGGCGGTGGTGGTGGCTCTGGTTTTGGTACTCAGTACAATAATAATGGTGGTGGTGGCAGTGGTGGTGGCGGTGGTGCAAGGGCAAGTTTAATATTCCCAGCCGCTTGCTTACCCTCTACTGTTACTGTAACTATTGGTGCTGGTGGCGCAGGTGGGGCTGCGGCAAGCGTTGTTGGCAATAATGGGGGCAATATTGGAGCCGCTGGTGGAACTTCAACTTTTGGAACTGGCTGCGGTTACGTAAAAGCCTTTGGTGGCGGTGGTGGTTCACAGGGCTGTTGTAGTGTGAGTGGTTATTATGGCGGCGGTGGTGGCGGGGTAGGAAGTGTTGGTAATGCTGGTTTTGGTGTTAACCCTATTGCCGCTGGTGGATTTCCAAGAAGTGCGTACAACGGCTTTGTTGCGGCATCAACCTGTCTTAGAGCAAATGCCATTGGTGGAGGTGGTGGTGCTGGAGGAGGTTTTGCCGCTTGTATAACGACTGCGGCAGGAAATGCTGAATGGGGCGGCGGTGGTGGCGGTGCAACCAGCAGACCTAGTAGTAGTACAGTTTACCCCGGCGGTGGTTCTTTGTTTGGCGGTACTGGTGGCGGTGGTGGTGGTCAAATTACTGCAGGTGGTTCACCTAGTGGTGGTGGGGCTGGAGGAACAAATAAATATGCCGTTGGTGGTGGTGCGGCTGGTGGAAGTAGTGCGGCTGGAACTGCTGGTTCTATCCTTCCGAGTGGGTCTGGTGGAGGTGGCGGCGGTGGTGGTGCAGACACAAGCACTATTGAGGGTAAAGCTGGTGGTAATGGTGCGGCTTACGGAGGTGGCGGCGGTGGTGGTTCAGCAGGAAAGACAGTCTCGTCAGGGGCTGGCGGTAATGGTGGATCAGGCGGTATTAAAGTTTACTCATGGTGATTTATATGAACAGATATGCACTTATAAACAATCAAAATATTGTTGACAACATTGTGATTTGGGATGGTGGTGATTCATGGCAACCCCCAGAAAACATGATTTGTATCAACGTAGAAAACATTGAATGTAATTTAGGATGGGTCTATGATGGGTCTGCGTTTACTGCTCCTGAAGTTATTGAAGTAACACCAGAAGTTATTGAAGTAATACCAGAGCCAACTCCTCCAACAAGAGAAGAATTGCTTGCTCAGTTAAATGCACTATCTGCTCAAATCCAAGCATTAACTTAAAGGCTAACTATGTGCGCTGCTGCTGAAACACCAAAACAAGATGTGATAGAAGCCAACATCTATTTTCCAACGCTGATTTATCAAATTGACAAGCCTGAGTTTCTTGAGGCGGTTGGAAAAGTTGCGGAAGAAGCACTTGTAGAGATTCGCAGTAAACAAGAATTACATGAAATTTATCCTGTTCATATAACAGGTAATTTGTTTGATAAGCCTGATATTACGCCTTTTCAATACTATGTTGGTGGCACAGCTATGAACTTGCTTAATGAGCAAGGCTACAACCTTGATGGGTTTGAGGCTTACTTTTCAGAAATGTTTTGTCAAGAACACTATAAACATTCAGCAATGGAACAGCACGTTCATGGTGCTGGTTCTCAAATGGTTGGATTTTATATTCTTGAAGCCCCAGAGAATTGCTCAAAGATTGTATTCCATGACCCAAGAACTGCAAAGCCAATGATTTCTTGGAATGAGAAAGACATGGGTCAAGCAACATTTGCAAGCAATGCAATTAACTTCACGCCAAAAGCGGGTTTGTTGATGTTTACAAATGCTTGGTTACCACATAGTTTTAGTCGGCATGAAGCTGATGAACCAATTAAGTTTATCCATTTCAATATTGGTTTGCGTCAAGTAAACAATGTTGCATTCAATCAATGTATTGCACCAGCAGCGGAGATTGTATGAAGACATACAAAATCAGATTTAATAAAAGTCGTGGTCAAGAAGGTAGAGGAACCATTGACCATGTGTGGCGGGTGTTTGAAGATGAAAAAGAATATCTTTTTAAAAACTTAAACATAACAGTACAAGTTAAAAGCGAAAAAGATACTAATGGAATTGATTACAACATTGTTTGCCAAGGCAATTTAACAATTGATAAAGAAACATCTACAGCTATTATTGCTGTATAAACATTATGACCGAAGAAGTAACACACGCCCAAATCTATGAGCGTCTATGTGCTGTTGAAGCCAAGGTAGACCAGTTAGATAAAAATACACAAGCTGTGGTGGTTGCATTTAATGCAGCCTCTGGTGCATTCACTGTGCTTGAATGGCTTGCTAGAGCAGTGAAGCCCATCTTAGTTATTGGTGCTTTCTGTGGGGCTATATGGCTGGCTATAGAAAACAAGCTGCATCAGTAATACTTTTATTATTAATATCTTTCCCTATCGGGTCCAAAGAGGAGAAATATAAATGTGTCCGTTGGACATGGACTGGAGATGTATATAACAGAAAAGTTGTATGCATTGAATGGAAAAAGGTTGAGCGATGATTGATCCTATCACCGCCCTAGCTGGCATACAGAGTGCTATCAGCATGGTCAAGAAGGCCAGCAAGGTAGCCAATGATTTAGGAAGTCTTGCCCCAATGATTGGCAAGATGTTTGATGCTAGGAGTGTAGCTACAAAGGCTATGCTTCAAGCAAAGCAATCTGGTAAAGGTTCCAACATGGGAACTGCTTTACAGATTGAGATGGCTCTAGAACAGGCTAGAGCATTTGAAGAAGAACTAAAGATGTTGTTCATGCAGACAGGCAAGATAGATGTCTGGAACAAGATTAAGGCAAGACAAGCTGACATGGACTTGGCTGATGCCAAAGAGATGAGTGCTTTAAAAGCAGCAGAGAAGAAGGCTAAACAAAAAGAACAAGAGATGAATGAACTAGGAATGATTCTTGGTGGCTGTGCTTTTGTTTTGTTCTTAGTGTTTATTGGTGTATATGAATTGGTTGAGTTCTGTCAGACAACACACAGGTGTGGGCGGTGAATGAATATCAAAAGACATTTGATTTAGCTTTAAAGATATTCATCTATGGATGTGTGGCTTTGTACTTCTTAGGATTTCTTAAGTTCTTACCTGATGACTTGTCTGATCGTATTGTAAATATGCTACTTGGAAAGGTTGGTCTTGGTAAATGAAATATCTATTGTTGTTATTGCTGCTCACTGGTTGTGAGGATAGGTACAGATACTTCTGTCAAAACCCTGACAACTTTCATGCTGAGCAATGCCAGAAACCTAGATGTCAATTCACACAAACATGCCCTGAGTATTTAGTTGCACCGATATTGGAGAAACAAATTGATAGACTTTCTAACAAGAATGAAGACACCAAGCCAGCCCAAACCAAAGCTAACAACTGAAGAGTTTGAGGTTAGGATTTGGGGATTTGTAGTGGTAGCTATTACAGTCATCCTATTTGGCATTGTGTTTGCTCTTCTCTATTCTGTTACTTTTGTAACACAACCTATTAAGAGTATGGCTCCGATAGATCAAGCCTATGCTAAAATGCTTAATGATATAGTATTACTTATTGTGGGTGGCATTGGTGGTATTGTAGGTAAGAGAGCTGTTAATTCAGCACATAATGCTTTTAGACCGCAGCCTCCAATGCAGGGCTGTGGCAATGGATATGGTGGTGGTGGCGGGTATGGTATGCCTAACAGTAGTTACGCCTCACCACAGTCTGCCTATGGCCTTCCTAGCCAGCCCTTCGGTGCTATGCCTGTGTGGAAGAACCCAGAGCTGGATGAAAGCTGGACTCCCGGTCCTCCACCAACGACACCACCAGAACATATGGAACCTGATGAAGACAGGGAAGAAATAGCAGCAGCTAGAAAAGAGGTGGATTGATGTTTCCCATACCACTTCCTTGGCTCATCATTAGTGCAACCATTGCACTGTTTGGTACATATCAAGTTGGTCATCACTATGGCTGGCTTGAGCGTGACGAAGACATGCAGATAGAGATAGCTAAGAAGAATGAAGAAGCCCGTGAACTAGAAAAGAACATGACTTCTAAACTAGCTGATAAAGAAACAGCATTAAGAAAGGCAAAGAATGAAATATCTAACAAACAGTCTGCTATGCGTGAGCTTGCTAACACTGGCAGGTTGCGCCTCCCCACCACCAGTTGTGTACAAACCAGCACAGATTCCACCCCTGCCACAGGAAATAGCAGAGCCGATGCAAGCGAACTTGAGCGACAGACTATTAACACTCTTATCGACATCGTTGCCGAAGGAGACAAAGCCATCGTCAAGCACACAGCCTGTGTCGCAGCCTACAACGAAATGAGGGAGTTGGTCAATGGTAAACGCTGAACAACTAAGACAACTTAAGATTGATACTGCTTTAGTAGATCCTTTTAATGAAACCTTTGAGAGGTTTGGTATCACTACACCAGCACAACAGGCTTCATGGATTGGTCAATGTGGACATGAGTGTGGAAATTTCCGCATCATGGAAGAGAACTTGAACTATCGTGCTCCCACCCTGCTGAAGCTGTTTCCTCAGAATCCCAAGCGAGTATGGGGCTTTACCCCTGAGAGTGCTGCTGCCTATGAGAAGCAGCCACAGAAGATAGCCAATAGAATCTATGGCAATCGTATGGGCAACAGGGATGAGGCTAGTGGGGATGGGTTCAGGTTCCGTGGCTCCGGATTTTTACAGCTAACTGGCATGAATAATTTCTACCACGCTGGACAAGCCTTAGGAGTTGATTTCATCATGCAGCCTGAGCTGGTGCGTACACCTATGTATGCTGCCCAAACTGCCGGATGGTTCTGGCAGACTCACAGGCTCAATCAATATGCTGATAGTGGTGACATTCTCACTATGACAAAGCGTATCAATGGTGGTACTATTGGTTTAGAAGATCGTAAGAAGCATATTGAACATGCCTTACATGTATTAGGTGGTTGACTAGACCAGCTATTTGTGGTATGACAAGGCTTAAAGGTATATAATGTTACCAGCTTCTCTAAGTATTATTGGCAGAGAAGTGCCGATTAAAGTTGTAGATGTATTCCCAGAT